GAGACGAGCACGTTGGTGTCCAGGACCACCCTCACCGCTTCTTCCGCCTTTCGCGTCGGGCCTCGGCGATCTCCGCGTCGATCTCCTTCATAGTCAACCTGTCCACGCCCCGCGCCTTGGCCTTGGCGTGGATCCTGTCCAGGAGCGCGTGCGCGCGTGCGCGCCGCAAAGCCGCCAGCTTCTCCTCGAAGGTGTCCTCGTCCACCTCCGCAAGGATGGCGAAAGGCCGTCCGTTGGACGTCACCAGGATCTCGTGTTCGGTGGCGAGGGCCTTGCGGATGGACGCGGTCTTGTTCCGGAAGTCTCGAATGCTCACGAACTTCATGGCCTGGACCCCTTTCGAGCGGGCAATGTGGTGCGACAATAGGCTACCCTATCGTGCACGAGTTGTCAACGGTATCGCCGAGCCTGCCACGGAGACATCGATGTGCCAGTGATCGCCCAGGCCGCGACCCTCGATGCCCCGATGGCGTCGCCGGCACCGCTCCGCGCCCGCGCCGTGTGGAAGTCACAGGCCCGGCGCATCCGCGGGTGGGCCGAGCGGGCCTACAGGAAGCGCAACGCCTACGGCACCAGGACCGCGGCGAAGGTCGCCGAGGTCCTCGCCCGCGCCGAGAAGGACATCAAGGCTGCCCTGCTCCACTACAGCACCCTCGGCGACCTGCCGCAGGGCAAGGTGGCCAGCCGGCGCAGCCTGCGGCGGCTCCAGGGCCAGGTCCGCGCCATCATCGCCCAGGTCCGCGATGAACACCGCCTCATCCTGGGGCACGCCAGCACCGAGAGCTTCAAGCGTGGCATCGCCCACGGCATCGAGGAGTTCGTCCAAGCCCGGCTGCCCTTCTACCGCAACCTCGATGGGGCCGGTATCGACAAGATGGCCACGAACGTCTTCACCATCATCGACACATCCGCCCTCGACTTCATGACGCGCTTCGACATCCAGCTCGCCGGGGACGTCGCCCGGGAACTGGTCTGCGGGATCAATCGCACGATCCAGGTCGGGATCGCCACCGGGATGTCCGTCCGCGACATCGCCAGGGAGATGGGGACGGTGGTGACGGACAAGGAGGCGTTCCGCCACGCGGGGAAGAAGGTCTTCGGCAGGGCGCAGACGCGGATGGAGTTGATCGCGCGCACCGAGACGATGCGTGCGCACGCCCAGGGGCAGCGGAAGTTCTACTCGGCGGTCGGTGTCCGCAGGCTCGAGTGGATGACCACGGGCGACGAGCGGATGTGTCCCGAGTGCGAGGCGCTCGACGGCAAGGTCTATCCCATCGACGAGTTCCCGCCCCAGCCTAAGCACCCGAACTGCCGCTGCGGACACACCGCCGTCCTCGACCTGCCCATCTGTGGAGCCGGCGCGCTGGCCGCCCATGCCGCCGCCGAGCAGCCGAGCTGCATCCTCTCGCCGAAGGCCGTGGACCAGAAGGCCAAGGGGGTCAAGGCCGACGTTGCGGCGGTCGACGAGGCCCTCGAGACGGGCAAGTTCGAGGCCCTGACCGTCAAGCAACTCCAGGCCGCGGCGAAGAAGCAGGGCATCTCGATTGCCAGGACGAAGGCCGACTTCATCGCGCTACTCGACCAGGCCGAGCCGGGGGTGGACCACTCCGGCCTGTCGGGCAAGGACCTGAGGGCCAAGCTCGCACACCACAAGATCGGCGCCCTGCGCTCGAAGCAGGACCTCATCGACCTGCTCAAGGCCAAGCACCAGGCGGCCGCGCAGCAGGCCATCGTCCAGGGTGTGGCGCCGCCCGCGGCGGGCTACGAGCAATTCACGGTCAAGCAACTCCAGGAGATGGCCAAGAGCAAGGGCATCTCACTGAACATGACCAAGCACGACGTGGTCGGACTGCTCGACGAGATCGAGCCGGGGGTGGACCACTCCGGTCTGAAAGGCAAGCAACTCGCGGCCGCGAAGAAGAAGCACGGCATCGGGGTTCTCAAGAACAAGAAGCAACTGGTCAAGGCTCTCGACCAGCACGCGGGAAAGCAGGCGGCCCAGAAGGCAGCCCAGGCCCAGCAGGCCGCGAAGGTGGCCGAGGCCAAGAAGGCCATGGCGGAGAAGGCGAGCGCCGTCCAGGTCCCCGACGACCCCGCGGATTACGCCTCGTTCCTGAAGGCCGTCAAGGCGGCCGAAGACCAGGTAGGCCAGTCGGGCATCCTGCCCGCCGAGACGGTCGAGGGCTTCGCCAAGGAGGTAGCCGTCAAGAAGCAGGTCTTCGCCCAGAAGATCGCCGGGATGTCGAGCGGGGAGGTCAAGAAACTCGCCCAGAAGGTCAAGATCAAGCACTACCAGTGGGCGAGCAAGGGAGAGTTGGCCACCCTGCTGACCGAGACCGATCCCGGCAAGGTCAAGGCCGCCAAGGACAGCATCGAGGCAAAGTGGGCGAAGTGGACCGAGAAGCACGCCGCCAAGCCGAAAAAGCCGAAGCCGGGGCCGCCGGCCCCTGCGCCGGTCCAGCCCCCGCTGAGCCTGGGACCTTCGCCAAGAAGAGCACCCAGTTCGAGGACACTGACAAGGCATGGCAGGACAAGCCGAAGAACTTCAAGCTCATCGGGCGGGCCGACGTCGAGGGCGCCCACACCAAGTACTTCTACGAGGACGAGAAGGGCGAGCGGTGGCTCTTCAAGCCTGCGGCAGAGGAATTCCGAGCACACGGCGACGAGGTCGCCTACCGCATCGGTCGACTCATCGACCGCGAAGCCATCGAGGTGCGCGTAATCACACTGGACGGCCGGGTCGGCTCAATCCAGAAGTGGCAGACCGACCTCGCCGCCAAGAAGGACTTCGCGGGCGTCGACCCGGGCGACCTCTCGCCGCGTGACATCCAACAACTACAGCGCGAGCACGTCATCGACTGGCTCATAGCGAACCACGACGCCCATGGCAAGCAGTTCATAAGGACCCGCAGCGGGCGCGTGTACGGCATAGACAAGGGCCAGCTCTTCAAGTTCCTGGGCGACGACCGACTTTCGACCGACTACCACCCCAACGCCGTGCACGGCGAGAGCGAGCCATACTACAACACACTCTTCCGCGCGGCCCGCCAGGGTCATGTCAAGATGGACCCCGCGGTCACGCTGCGTTGCATCCGAGAGGTCGAGCGGATAAGCGACGAAGAATACCTGGAGCTCCTGCGTGCATACGCCGAACGACGTTTCGCACACAGCCAGTCCAGGAAGGAAGCCTTCTACCGGATGGCTCTCGACCGCAAGCGGAACATCCGCCGGGACTTCGAGCGCTTCTACGGGGAGGTCCTCGGGCAGAAGGGCTTCAGGTTCGAGGCCCTGGATGTTTCCGCGCCCGGGGGCCCGAGGCTCGGCAAGGCCGAGGTCGCCATCCTGGAGGAGGCAAAGCGGGCCGGCTGGCAGGGGAAGGTCATCCCCTTCGACGTCGAGGACATCGAGGACCAGAACGCCCTGGTCTTCGTCGAGACCGTCGGCGGCAGGAGCCGGACAGTCGTCCGCATGAAGATACGACCCCAGGCCGAGCCGAAGGTCCTCAAGAACCTCGCCTTGACTTCCGGCGAGAAACCCACCGCTGACGTGGGCGACACACTTCCGGAAGACACCTTCTACGAGACCATTCTCGGCGGGGTCAAGACCGTCAACCACCACATCCAGCAGGGCGACTTCGCATGCAACCAGGAAAAGCTCCAGGGCGTCGAGAACCTCCGGGCGCGACTCCGCAGGCTCCAGAACTCGACCGACCCGGACGTGGCCGCAATGGCCCAGACCTATCTTGCCGAGTGCCAGAAGGTCCTCGCCTGCGCCAAGCGCAACGAGAAATACTCCGGTCGCTTCAACCAGTATCGCAAGCGGTTCAAGTCGCGGCCGGACCGGAAGAAGCCGAAGGGCATCACCGCACGCAAGACCAAGGTCCGCATGCCGCTGCGCCAGCTTCGCAACGGCCGGATTCACGTCGTCCAGGAGCACGCATCCACGGGCGAGGTGTTCGGGCGTTCGATGAAGGATGGGGTGCAGTACGAGATCGACCTCGGCGACGGCATCAGGGCCACCTACAAGCCCTGGGTCGGCCAGAACTACTACGCCCACCAGGGTGAGTTCGAGCTGTACTTCGACGGCGACCCCGACCCCAAGCGCTTCGAGCAAGTCATGGAGCGCCTGGACCGCGTGGGTATCCAGGCCACCATTGCAACACCCCAGGACGCCGAGTTGCTCTATCTCCACAAGCAGGCCTACGTCCTGAAGGTCGACACTTCCGCCGACTACAAGGAAGTCGTGCGAGAACTCGACCGCAAGGGCGCGAGCAAGGAGGAGCGGATCACGCGCCTGCGGGCGTTCTGGGAGAAGCGGCTCGGCGTCGACGACATCACCCGGATGCCCGGCTACGACCCCCTGGGCCAACACCAGGTGCAGTGGAACGACCCCGGGCTCAGGGCCGGCTGGCGCCACCAGATGCGCTTCGACATCTCCGACGAGGACCTGGACAAGCACCTGCCCGGCCACGCTCTCTACCATCGCCTGACGGACGACCGCAGCATGCCGAAGTTCCTCGACGACCTGCTCGCCAACAGCAGGACGATGGCCTCGACCATCGAAAAGACGCGCATCGGGGTCCGGCCGGGCGGCATGTCCCCGGTCGCCACCCGCATCCGCAAGCGTCCCGGCGAGCGTGGCGGCTCGCGCGAGCCCGGCCTCTACTTCAAGAAACGCCTCCTCAGGCGAATGGACGCCGTCACCTACAGCAGTGACCAGTATGGGCGAGTCACCGGCGACACCGTCCGCAGGAACCGGAAGAGCACCGTCCAGGACTGGAAGCACATCGCCTCGCGCCACGGTAACGACGAGACCATCTTCAAGTACTCCGTCACCTTTCTCGACAACATCGACGTCGTGGCGGTGGGTTCCGAGACACAGCGGCGGCAGGTCATCCAGGCCTTCGAGAAGCACGGGATCACCCGGCTGCCGGACGGCCGCCGCATCGAGGACATCGTGGTAGTGCCATGAGCATGAGAGACATCGTTCAAGCGGAGAAGGCCAGGCTCCAGGCGGCGCTCGACGCCGTCACGGCGCCAGGCGCGACCATGTCCATCTACCTCGCCGACGGCGGCTCCCATCGCTTCGAGGTGGACAGCTTCGTCGTCCTTCGGGCGATGCCGGAGGTGGATGCCCAGGGCGACGTCGCCTTGTGGCGCTACGACCTGATGTTCAAGGAACTCGGCTACGACAGGGGCATGCAATACGTGCACCTCATCAGCGGCGCCACCGCCGAGCAGCCACACGACCGGAGCGTGATGCTCGAGGACGAGCACGGCAACGCCTACGTGGCCAACGCCATCGAGCCGGCCATAGACCACGTCGAGAAGAAGCTCTTCGCCGACTGGCGGAGTTACAAGGCAGCCCACGCGATGATGTTCGAGCGCATCGACCGCCAGTTCCTCGCCGAGTACACCCGCATCGCGGAGCAATGCAGTTGACCAGTGTTTCGGTTACCAGTTCCCGGTTCGCGGTTGCTTGAAGGCAGCGTCACGTGAAGTTCTGGTACATGATCGAATACAAGCTGGTTAACCGGCCAACCGGAAACCGGGACACCGAGCAACCGGAATACCGAGCAATCGGGGTCTGGTGCGTGGGCGACCGCCCCGGCCTGGACGTGGAAATCCGCATGCTGCCCGGCCACGCCGAGGAGCAGGAAGAGGCGGACTGGATCATCAATCGCCTGGTCGAGAACGGGGTCGAGCGGGTGGGGCGTGAGTTCCTCGAGTACCACCAGGAAACGCTCTCGCCCTACCGCGGCATGCGCTCCGAGGTGTTCGAGACCGACAAGTATCCCAGCCGCGACGCCCTCTTCACCGACCTCTTCGAGCAGATCGAGGGGGGCAAGATCACGTGAAGACAGGCGAGAAGCTCTTCCAGTTCCTGCGAGGCCTCGCGCTTGACCGGTTCTTCGGAAGGGTTACAATCAAATTCGAGCATGGGAAGGTCACCCACGTCGAGACGGAAACGCGCCGGCATTGGCAGTACAAGGATCTTCCTGCCCCGACGGCGCCTCGCGAAGCCGGCGACCTGGCTCGTGCGAAACGCGTATGATGGACAGGAGCGGCACGTGATCACGCTACGGGAGGTTTTGAGCCGCCGGGAGGCGATTCTCGACATCGCCCGCCGCCACGGCGCGCACGACGTCCGCATCATCGGTTCCATCGCGCGCGGCGACGCCGACGAGGTCTCCGACCTGGACCTGGTGGTCCGTTTCGACCCTGACCGCACGCTCCTCGACCACGGCGAACTGATCATGGACTTGCGGGATCTGCTCGGGATCGAAGTGGATGTCATCAGCGAGGCGGGCATGCGCGACCGCTTCCGCCGTCACGTCATGAAGGAGGCCGTCGCGCTATGAGGCCCGACCGACCGCTCCTGGAAGACATCCTCGACGCCATTGACGAAGTGCTCGATGTCACCCCGGCTACTCGTGCCGAGTTCGACGCGGATAAGCTGGTCCAGTCCCATGTTCTGCGGCACATCCAGATCATCGGCGAGGCGGCGTCGCGCCTGTCCGCTGAGCTGAAGGAGCGCCATCCCGAGGTCCCCTGGCGCAGCATCGCCGGCATGCGGCATGCCATCGTGCATGCCTATTGCGAAGTTGACTGGAACGAAGTCTACGGTGCAGCGATCCGCGATGTGCCCCCACTCCGGGACATGATTCGGGCCATCCTGGATTCGCTGCCGCCGGAGGAGGACACCGAATAGCGCACTGAGGTTGTCGTGAAGCGTTGACGACTCGAGCCCGACGGGCGAGCCGTCGGGTGTCGAAGGATCAAGCCCGGAGAGAGTCGGGCTTTCGGCTCCAGGCTTTAGGCTTTGGCAGAAAGCAACTGACCAAGCCCAAGGTCAAGAGCCCAAAGCCTGACCCCCCGGGCTTTTTTCGTTCTGGAGCGGTTCGGATGGAAGCATTCGCGACAGACATGGACAAGTTGGGTTTCCTGCTCGAGGCCGAGGCATGGCTGAGCGTGGGACCCGACCTGGGCGGCGGGTCGTCCCAGCCGGAATCCGCATTGGCCACTCCACATTCGCAGGAGCGCCCGAAGTACGTTGCCACCTACATCGGCTCGAAGCAGAAACTCGTCGACTGGATCTGGCGAAACACCCCCGAGGGCGTCAAGAGCGTCCTGGATGCCTTCAGTGGGTCGGCGGTCGTGGCGTACATGTACAAGACCAAGGGCCTGCGCGTCGTGTCGAACGACCGGCTGCGCTACGCCTGGCACACGGCGCGCGCCATCGTCGAGAACAGGTCGCTCAAGCTCACGGACGACGAAATCGACGCCCTCGTAGCGGACAACCCCAAGGCCGGCGACTTCGTCCGGCGGACCTTCCGCGGCATCTACTTCGGTCCCGGCATCCACGGGGTCATCGACCACATCCGCGCCAACATCGACAGCCTGGGCGGCTTCAAGAAGGACATCGCTCTCTTCGCCCTCGGCAAGACCTGCATCACGGGCAGCTTCGGCCACTTCTCCTCGACCACCGAGGCGGCCAGGCGCAAGTACACCCCGGGGCAATTCAAGGCCCGGTTCGCCGACACCGTGCGGCGCGTCAATGCCCTGGTGTTCGACAACGGGCAACCCTGCAAGGCCCTCAACAAGGACGTCCTCGAAGCCCTGGCGGACGTGCAAGTGGGCCTCGCCTACTTCGACCCGCCTTACGCCACCCAGTTCTCGACCACGAACTACGAGAAGATATACCACTTCGTCGAAGGTCTGATGACCTACTGGGAAGGTCTGGAGATCGACCGCACCACGAAACTGCGAAACTACAAGACCGACCACCAGACGGTCACGAAGGTGAGTGCCGCGGAGTTCTTCGACGCCTTCCTGCAAAGGGCCGGGCACATCCCCCACTGGATCATCTCCTACCGTGATCGGGCCTACCCTTCCGAGCAGGAGATGAAGAAACTCATCGCCGCCCACGGGCGCACCTCGCGCATGAAGTCCAAGGACCACGAGTACATGATCACCAACGTCCACGGCGACGCATCCCACGCCAAGGAACACTTGTTCATCTGCCGGCGGGCCGCGCCACGACGGGCGGCTGCCGACCTCGAGGGCAAGGCGCTCTACGCCGACGCGCTTCACGGCAACGCCATCTGGGAGGAGACCAAGAACGAGATCCGCCACAGGGTGCAGCCACGGGAACACTTCCGGCCGGAAACCTTCCGCCGCAAGAAACTCGGCGGCGTGGAAGGAGTCTGGGTCATCATTGCCAAACTCAAGCCCGACCACGTGCCCGATGGGAAAGACCCGGACGCGATGGTCGTCCAGTCCTTCCGCTTCGCCAGGAAGACCACCGAGAACCCCGCCGGCTGGACGATGGAGCGCGCGAAGAAGTGGACAGCAGAGCACAAGGAACGGATCGAGGCCGACGATGACCCCCTTTCGGCTGCCGCAGATGAAGAGGTCGGGGCGGACGCCCCGATCCTCTCTGGCGACCATGACCTCGACCTGCTCGAAGCCATTGCCGCGCAGGAGCGGGTGCCGCGCGTCACGGGCTTCACGGGCTCGAAGCATTTCATCCTCGGCTGGATCGACAAGCACGTGCCGAGGGACGCCGGGAGCTTGTTCGATGCCTTCGCCGGCGGGTGCAACGTGGCCTACTACTAGGAAACCCTCTTCGAGCGGAACCCCCAGGCGGGCACCTTCTGCGTGGACCACTTTCACGGCTACTATTTCACCAAGCCCATCCTAGGCTGGCTCGGCAACACGTGGGCGAACATCCAGAAGCTCAAGGGCTACAAGAAGGACATCGCCCTGGCCGCCTTGGGGAATACCTGCAAGGCCAAGGCTCGCTTCGGCCAGTTCTCCCGCTCGAAGAAGGCGATGCGCAGCCGCTTGAGCGACGACCACGAGAGGGCGAAGCACACCCAGATCGGAAACATCCCCCTCAGCGAGTTCACCGAGGCCTTCCGTCGCCACGTCCGGCAACTCAACAGGCTGGTGTTCGACAACGGCCAGGAGTGTCGTGCCTTCAACGCCGACGCCAGGGAAGTCATCCCGAAGGTCAAGGCCGACGTCCTCTACTGCGACCCGCCCTACGTGACCGAGTTCGGCGCCAACGACTACGAGAGCGACCTCCACTTCGTCGAGGGCCTCGTGACGATGTGGAGGGGCAAGCGGCTCTCCGACGACGCTCGCCGGGCTTTCCCATCGCGAACCCGCTACAGCAGGGCCGCGATGAAGGAGATGTTCGGGGACCTCGTCGGCGCGGCCCGGCGGAACTACGGGGCGATCCTGATCAGCTACCGCGACCGGGCGTTCCCCACGAGAGATGAAATCAAGGAGATGCTCGCACGTGAATGGCAGAACGTCCGGGTCAACGCAATCGAGGTCGAATACGGGATCGTGCCTTACGAGGCCAAGCGTGGCGGGAAGCATGCCAAGGAATTGCTCTTCGTCGCAACGGGGCCGAAGTCGATGGTCGCGGCGGCAGGTGAAGGGGGCACGGCGGAACCGTTCCACACCTCGTTCCCCGTGGAGTTCTCCCTCGTGGACGACGAAACGCCCTCGGCGCGGGCGATCAACGTCGGCGAGACGCCCTCGGGCGACAAGGAATTCAGTTTCATCCTCTGCCACGTGGGGACGAACGAGAACGGCGACCACTTCACCCGCCAGGAACTCGAGGGCCGCCACCAGACGGCGGTCAACAAGAAGATCGACCTCAAGCACAGCCGGGACTTCCGCGACATCGTCGGCGGGATAGTGGCCAGCGACTTCGTCGAGGACGAGGCCGGCGACCACGTCGAGTGCATCGGCGAACTCTACGTCGCCGACAACGAGAACGCCCGCCTCGCCTACAAACTGATGAAGAAGGGGATCATCAAGCAGGTCTCGATGGAGTGCGACTGCGCCGAAGGCGAGTGTTCGGTGTGCGGCAGGCGGGTCAAGTCGAAGGCCGACTATTGCATCCACCTCAAGAAGTTCAAGGGCGCAGAGTTCAAGGGCAAGCCGGTCTACGAGATTCTCCACGGCATCACGTTCACCGGGCTCGGCCTGCTCGACCGCAAGGGAGCGGACGAGAAGGCCCGCATCACGCAGGTCGCAGAGCGAATGCGGGGCACCGCGTTCAGGATGCCCGGCCGAGCCGGGCCAGCGGAAGGGGGCAAGCGAGAAGGATCCGGGGAGGAGCCAGCGCGTGCCGCCCCAGGTTCAGAACTCGAGAAAGGAGGAAGCGAGGCGATGGCAGACAAGAAGGAAAAGGACGAGGCGGTCGACCAGGCTGCCACGAAGAAGCAGGCCTCCGGCGGCTCGGACGCTGCCAGAGAGGCACGGACCAAGGAACTGGAGGCCGAGAACCAGAAACTCAAGGCCCGGCTCGCCGAACTCCAGAAGGAGCTCGAAGCCCTGCGAGCCAAGGAGAAGGCTGCGGCCGACCGCGCTCGCGCCGAGAAGCTCCTCCAGAGTCTCGAGAAACAGGGCTACCGTTTCGCCGACGAGGACCAGCGGGCGAGGGAACTCGAGCGCCTGGCGAGCCTCAGCGACGAGGCCTTCGAGGCCACCGAGGCGGCCTACAGGCACATTCCGGTGCGAAGCGCCGAGGCGCCGAAGAAGCAGGAGGACGAACACGAGGGCGAGAGCGAACGAACGAAGGCCCAAGCCGAAGCGGTGGCGGAAACCAAAGGCAAACTGCGGACCGACGCGGGCGTGAAGCCCCTGGTCGTCGACGACAGGAAGTCGTCCCTTGAGGACAGGCTCAAGACAGGCTTCATGGCCGCCTACCACGAGCGCGTCGGCAAGGGCGTGTGAAAGCCGGGCCGCGCGGCGCTCCTGCCGCCAGTGTTACACCTTGCCGGCGCACCGGCAACCGAAGACCTGGAACACTGAGACACCGACTCCGACCGAAGGGAGAAATCCATGAGCTTCATCAACGCGGATCACCCGGGGCTGGCATACGGCGACGGCTACATGTCCGGCGCCGGGAGCCTGGGACAGGTCGTCAAGGTCGCGGGGAACGACCTCTTCGCCGTGAACACCGACCCGACCGCCCGGTCCTTCGGCATCCTGCGGAAGGACTATGCCGACGGCAAGATGCCCGGCATCTGGTGCGGCGGTGGGGTTTACACGACCGATGTGTTCGAGGGCACCGTGAACGCCGGCGACGACCTGAAGGTCTCGACCAACGGCAAACTCGCTGCCGGCGTCGTGGCCGGCGACCATGTCATCGCCGAGGCCATCAGCGTGGTCGGCGGCGTCCTAAAGTTCAAGTTGCTCATTTGAGAGGTGGAACGTGGTAGGTGGCACGGGCGGCGTGGAGATGACCGGACCGCGCCCTGCCGCACTACCACATGCCGCTCCACCATCCCCCGCTGAAAGGAGCCTGACGCACATGGACACCCACACCATCGACGTCCACTCGCAGGACTACATGGAAGCGATGGCGGCCTTGATGAGCGAGGCCGTCGAGTCCCCCGAAGGCCTGCGCGCCATGGCCGCCGCCATCGCGCCGCCCATCGAGCAGGAGATCAAGCGGAAGGCGATCTCCCCAAGGGGGAGCGGCCGGTCTACCAGAAGAAGCCGACCCTGAAGGCCTACTGGGTGAGCGAGGACGGCGAGGCCAGGGAACAGGAGGTGGGCCGCGACGAGGTCGAGTTCCACACCAGCCGCGTCCACAGCGCCCCGATGGTGGACATCTCGGTCCTCAAACACGGCAACATCGGCACCATTCTCGACATCCAGCAGGCCGCGGCGGACGAGATCCGCAAGACCATCGACGCCCGCACCATCTCCGTCATTTCGACGGCGGTCCCAGAGGCAAACACCGTGGAAGTCACCGGCACGGCGCTGACCGACACCGCGCTCAACGAGGCCGTCTCGATCATCGAGGACCTCGAGTTGACCGTCAAGTGGATCGTCATGCGAGGCCGGCGCTTCAACGACATCCGCCACTGGGACCTCGACCCGCAGACCAAGACCGAGTTGCGCCAGAAGGGCGTGATCAAGAACTACGGCACGGGCAGCATCCTGCTGACTGCGGCGATGGACGTCGACGAGGTCCTCGTCCTCCCGGACGAAGAGATAGGCAAACTCCCCATCCGCGAGGCGGTCAAGGCCGAGAGCATAGACCGCAAGACCAGGTTCAAGACGGGCTGGCTCGTCTGGACCGAACTGGGCATGGGCGTAACCCGCCCGGACATCATCGCCAAGATCGTCATCACGGGGTGACACGCGACACGTCGCCACCGTTTCGACCGAAGGAGAAGCGCATTGAAGATCCGGAACAAGCGGCCGGGCCCCGTGGTCATCGCCGACGCCAGGTTGGCGCTAGCGCCCGGCGAGGTCGTCGAAGTCACACGGGTGACCCCGCAGACCCGGGCCGCACTGGAACGAGGTCTCGCCGAGGAAGTCCCCGACCAAACACCGGTCGGCGCGCCCGAACCGCGCAGGCCGATGGTGGACCTGCCCGCCGAGTACCAAAGCCTCTCGGCTGCCGACGCAATCGAGCAGATCGGCGACGAGACCGATCCGAAGAAGCTCGAAGCCCTGCTCGGGGCAGAGAAGCGAAAGACCGTCCTCGACGCACTCAACAGGCGGCTGGAAGAGGTGAAGACGGGTGGAACTGGCTGACGTCCTGGGCAAACTCCGCGCCGACGCCGGTGACCCGGATGGAACCGTGTTCACCGACGCCGAGTGCCGGCGCGCGCTGGCGCGGGCGGCCACGCGGATCAACCTCGATCTGGGCACCGCCTACGCCATCAGCGACACGGAGTTGACGCCGGACCCCATGCCGGTATGCGCCGGAGCGCTTCGGCCACGACGGGCTTCTCGTTCCAGTCCGGCGACAAGAAGGTCGACAAGACCAAGGCGGCCAACTCCTGGGCCGAGCTGTGGGACGCGCTTTGGCAGGAGTACTGGCGCCTGGTTGGCGCCCTGACCGGCCGGCCCGAAGGCGAAGGCATCCTTACCCCCCAAGGGCCGGTCCCGGTGATCTACGAGGTCGAGAGCGAAACGGAGACCTGAGCGATGCCTCTCCTCAGCGATGCCGAGAAGGCGCCTGCCGTGGCCGACGTGCGCCAAATAATCCTCGCCGCCGGGCAGAAGGGCCGTCGGCTCGTGCCGCCGGCCTCCGGCGAACGTCTCTACGGCTCCGGCGACCAGGACTACGTCGACGCCGGCGAGTTCCCCTACGAGTTCGTCCCGAAGCCGCAGGAGACGCTCAAGGCGATGGGAGCCGGCGCAGTCATTTCCGTGCTCCCCGACCAGGAACTCGAGGTCCACGACCGCGTGACGTTCGAGGGCGGCGGCGCAACGCACCTGGGCACGGACACCTTCGAGGTCATCACCGTGGTCGAGGAGCGGCTCTTCGGGGTGGTGACCCACAAGAGCGTTCAACTGGTGAAACATCATGGCGGCTAGGCCATTCGGGCAATGGGCAAGGGCCAGGCAGGTGCTCGGCACGGGTCTCAGCAGCAAGCTCGCGCGGGCATTGCGCCAGGCGACGGTCAAGAACGCCGTGCTCCTTGTCCGCGAGATCAAGAAGGGGATCAAGGCCCAGGCACCGGGCGGTCATCCGTTCGTGAAGCTCGCGGATAGCACGGTCCGCCGCAAACGATCCTCGAAGGCGTTGATCGACACCGGGTTCCTCCTCGCGTCGATCACCCAGCTCGTCCTCGGCGACCGCGCCTTCGTGGGACTGCTGCGGGGCACCAGGAACAAGGACGGAGATGAGATCGTGAACATCGGTGCGGTCATGGAGTTCGGCGCCACGATCCGACACCCAAGCGGCGCCGTCATCGTCATCCCCGCGAGGCCCTTCCTGCATCCAGTCATGGAGCAGCATCGCGACAGGATCGTGAAGAACTACCAGGAGGCGATCCGCAGTGTTCTCGGTTAAGGATGTCGTCGAGGCATTCGTGCGGCTGGTGCGAGGGGAGATCACTTCCCGCGCCGTGCTGGTGCCGCCCGACGACGTCGTCGAGGTTCCGCGTCCACCGAGCCTGCTGCTCCACGGACCCGTGCTGGTCGAGGACAGGGACCGGCGGACCATGGCGAAGGAGACCCTGAAGGACACGGATGCGCTGACCTACGAGGAGCGACCCTACCCGCGCTTCTACCACCTCGACTTCGACCTGACCATCACGACGGCCAGGGAAGCCGAACTGCTCGACCTGGTGGCAAAGACGGTTGCGTTCTTCGCCTTCCACAGGGAACTCGAAGTGCCGCCGGAAGGCGTGAGGCTCAATCTGGCCGAGATCACCCCGATGGGTGGCCTGGCGCGCGTGAACCTCACGAATCTCAGGCAGTCGTCGGGGAAATACCGCATCGAGGACTGCCCCGTCTACGGCGACGTAGTCGAGGTGGGCGGGCTGATCGTCACCCGCATCTTCGATTACCAGGGTCCCGCCCTCGACGAGACCCGAACCCACGAGGCGGGAGAGTGATAGGTGGTACGTGATACGTGGTAAGGGAAAGCCCGAAGGCCGCGACTGTACCACTCTACCACTTACCACCTACCACTCATTCGACCGAAGGGAGAATTCAATGGTCGAGATCAGGAACCTGAAGTTTCAGCCCCTGGCGCTACACCTCGCCAACTCGAAACGCTCGGTGCACCTGCCGCCGAGGGGCAGGACCGAGATCGAGGAGAAGGACATATCGGTGGAGATGCGCCGCGCGGCCGAGCGCGGCTTCATCGTCCTGCGCGAGTCGAGGCCCGCCGCCACCCCGGCGAAGCGCCCGACTCTGCCGCCAGGGCCCGCACCGCCACAGGCTGAACCCAAGGGGGAGTCGGCCGCCAAGTCCGTGGCGTCGGCGAAGGACACCAAGCAAAGGAGGTAAAGCCCGATGCCCGACTACCTGTCTCCCGGCATCTACGTGCGCGAAACCGACTTCTCCCACTACGTCAAGCACATCTCGACCTCCTCTGCCGGCTTCATCGGCGTGGCGGAGAAGGGTCCGATCAACGAGGTGGGCCTCGTCACGAGCTGGGAGCAGTTCGTCCGCAAGTATGGCTCCTACATCTCTGGCGGCTACCTCGCCTACGCCGCAAGGGCCTTCTTCGACAACGGCGGGAACGTGCTCTACGTCAACCGTGTTGCGCACTACGACGAGGTCACGGACAAGACCACGCTGACGGCCGTCAAGGCGTCGCGGACGCTCAAGGACCGCTCCGGCGCCAAGGCCACCAGGACGACCGGAACCGATGACGTGGACAAGGTCACCTGGACGGCGGTCGAGCCGGGTGCAGCCGGGAACTCGATCACCGTGACCATCGGCGTCTCCGGCACGGACACCCCCCTCTCCGTCCTCGTGGAAGGGACGAGCATAACCGTCAACGTTGCCACGGACGCCGCAGGCGCCGGCATCTCGACCGCAGACGAAGTGGTGGAGGCGGTGAACGCGGACCCCGAGGTCTCTGCACTCGTCGCAGCGGCCACCACGGACAGCGGCCTCGTGGCGTCCGCGGCGCAGACGGCCCTCGAGGGTGGCGTGGATGCCCAGGACGCCCTGCGGATCGAGGCCATCGACGAGGGCACGTGGGGCGACCGGCTCTCGGTCGTGATCTCCGACGGGACGCTGAACCCCGGGACCCGGTTCGACCTCACCATCAAGCTCGACGGGCAGGTGGTCGAGATCTTCCGCGACCTCTCGATGGACGAGGCGGCGGCCAACTTCGTCGAACTCGGGGTCAACGAAAAGTCCGAGTACGTCACCGTCACGGGCCAGGGCTCACCCACCACCCCGCCAGCCGACCGACCGGCCCTCGGGGAATTCGCCCTCTCCGGCGGCGACGACGGCCTGGCTGGCCTGGCCGATACCGACTACATCGGCGACCCAGCCAACCACACGGGCTTCTACGCATTCGACGAGGTCGACGCCCTGAACATGGTGGCGGTGCCGGGCGTCGCCACCGGCCCGGTGCTTCACGCCGGCATCGCCTACTGCGAGGGGCGGCTGGACCGCATGCTCGTGGCCGAGTGCCCGATGTCCCTGGAACCACTGGAGGCCGTGGACTTCCGCAAGGGCCGGGGCGGCTACACCCACGCCGCCTTCAATTCCAGTTACGCGGCCCTCTACTACCCGTGGCTGGAGATACTCGACCCCGTCACTTCCCAGAAGAAGCTCGTCCCGCCTTCTGGCGCCGTCTGCGGTTGCTATGCGCGGAGCGACCGCAAGACACACGTGTGGTATGCGCCGGCGGGGATCGACCGTGGCCGCATCTTCAACGCCCTGGGCCTCGCCTACAAGACCGCGCGAGGGGAGCGCGACGTGCTCTACCCCGAGGGCATCAACGTCATCGCCAGTTTTCCGGATTCGGGGATCAACATCTGGGGCCAGAGGACCCTCCAGTCACAGCCCTCGGCGCTCGACCGCGTCAACGTCCGCCAGCTGATGATGTACATGGAAGAGGCCATCGCCGAGTCCAGCCGCTTCGCCGTATTCGAGCCGAACAACGCCCAGTCGTGGCGCGCCCTCGTCCGCCTCATCAGCCCGTTCCTTCAGAATATCAAGGACAGCGGGGGAGTCTACGACTACGCCGTTCAGTGCGACGAGGAGACGAACACTCCAGTGCGCCGCGACCGCAACGAGATGGTCTGCCGGGTGTTCGTCAAGCCCACGAAGACCGCCGAGTTCGTCGAGCTCAACTTCGTCCTCGTCTCCACCGGCGGCAGTTTCGAGGAGGTGATACGTGGTACGTGATAGCGTGGTACGGGGGTCATGCCTGGCCCTGGCGCCGCAGGTGGGCGATGTAGCCGTTCAGCACCTGCTCGACCGCGCGCCCCTGCTCGTACAGAGCATCGAAGGTCTCCCGGTCGACGTAGCCCTCGTCGAGCGCGACGTAGAGCTGGTCCAGGGTTTCGTTCAGGGACCCCCTGGCCATCAGGCAGAATTGGGCGGTCTCTTGCAGGCTGTAGCGTCCGTATCCCTCAGCGATGTTGGCGCTCACCGAGCACGCCGCGCGCCGGAGCTGGTTCGTCAGGCCGAACTGCTCGTCCTTTGGGAACTTGCGGGTCACCGCGTAAATGGCCTTGCGGTACTCCCGCGCCATTTGCCAGCATCTGAGCTCCTCGAATCGCCGCTTCATGACCACCGATGCTACCACGCGCCGTCCGCCAGTCAAGTTCCCGTACCACGTACCACGCTACCGCGTACCGCCTGCTTCGACTGAAAGGAGAAGCACATGCGCAGCGGCAACATGCCGAAGAGCCTGTACCAGAACTGGCAGTTCGTCATCGAGATCAACGGCTTCGACGTGGCGCTCTTCCGCAAGGGCACGGAGCCCAAGACGGAGTTCGAGGAGGTGGCCTTCGCCCCGGCCGGCTCGATGTTCGACCAGAAGGTGGCCGGCCGCGTCAAGTTCGACGACGTCACCCTCGAGAAGGGCGTCCTCCAGGATGGCTCGGACACCGCTGCCCTGGACTGGATCAAGAAGGAGGTGGACGTCAACGCCGTCACCGGCCAGCTCCCCGACGAGTACATGCGCGACATCGACATCGTCCGCTACGACCGCTCGGGGAAGGAGACGCGGCGCTGGACCCT